ATTCATTTGTCGTTCCGTTGATAATCAAAGGTGAACGATTTCGAATAGCTTCGCGTCTTAAATCTCTGGAGGCACCGTACAACTTATGTTTATCATTTAATAGTGTTGCGGCCGTTATTGGATTCATTTCAACAGCACGATGTTCCGAAATGGCTTCACGAACAATTATATCTTTGCCGGAACCAGGACCACCCGAAACAAAAATTGCTTTGAATAGTCCACGGTTCACACTTTCATGAATACCCATACCCGCTTGTACGTCTTTGAACAATTCTTTAGCATGGCGTTCTGGAACATGAGAAGGAACACCTTGCTTGAATGCTATGAAATCATTATTTTTTGCGTGTTCTCTCATCTTAGATGCTGACATGCCTTCTGCACCTTCAGCGTCAGGATCACGGTGTCCGGCAGACTTAACTTCAATTTTCTTAAAGTTATACAAGGCTTTGGGATTTTTATCTTTGGTGCCGTTGTAATCTTTTAATTTCTTCTCGTATTCGTCTATGCGATCTGATCCGGCAACCATAACTAAATGGTCGTGGCCCAGTGCATTTAATCTGGCTGCGTGTTGAAGAAAAGTTGGATGCTCTTTGCTTGACACTTCGATATTGGCGCCAGGAAAGAAACGTTTGGCATGTGTCAACTTTCTGTCTGCCGAAAGAGGATTCTTTTTTGCATCAACCGAATGTGAAACAACTATGTGGTGAGGAGCATTGTAATCTTTTGCAATTTCTTGAACCCTATTCACCAGTTTCTCATGTCCAATAGTGGGTGGATTCATGCGACCAAAAGCCATAACCACAGGCTTTTGGGTTTTTGCATCTTCTTGTATTTTTTGTAGGAACTTTTTCATTTAATTTCCGGCAGTTTCTCCGGAACCTTTAATCGATCCCAGAGGATCACTTTGACTACTGAACTTCAATCTATGTCTAGCAAAGAGTTTACCTTTGTATTTCAAATGAACAGAAGTTCCACTATGATGCACGGTAATGTTGCTGGGATCATTATATATGTGTTCGTGTTCTGTACCAGGTCTTATTGTGTGATGCGCGTGGCCAGAGCCAGACCTGTATGTGATGTGCCTAATGTGTTTATGTCCTTCTTGTTCCATTGGCGTTTTTACCGAATGTAAAAGATGTCTAACATGATGGACTAGCTCAGATTTAGGTATAGTGGACAAGTGATGGTGTAAGCCCGCAGCAATTTTGTGCAGTACTTCTCTGTTTTTCTGCCTGACATGTTTATCCATTTCCGGATTGGCTTTCATCATACCTTTTCGCTCACCCTCATTAGAAGCCTTCTTCAATTCTGGATGTCTTTGTACGATATCTTTTCGATGATCCTCTAAGTGCTTTCTGGCATCAGGTCCTGCATTATCTAACCCTGGATTAGATGTTGGAACATGCTTTGAAGTTTCATCACTCACTTTAAGGCTTACACCATGGTGTGTTACTTTTTTGGTATCACCTTGTTTTTTGTGAGTAGTTACGACAATATCTGAAGCATCTTGTTTCTGCGTGGCAGGAATTCCTGTTGCTTTTTTCAAGTCTCCGTCCTTTGAAGTCCACTGAACTTTTACTATCTTATGTCCATTAACTTCAATTTGTTTTCGGAGGTCCTTTGCAGCACTTTCTGCTCGGTCGTGTATTTTCTTATATTCATCTGGATGAACTGTAGCCTTCAATTTATCATGAACTTCTTGTGCAGAATCTCCACTTTTAGATTCATGCTTCTCCATGTGTTTTTTGTTGTTTAGATGATAACCAACCAACAGTTCATGAAGAACACCTTTTGTGTTATTAGAAACTTTATGCTCAGGATCCTTGGTGGCCTCATTCAAACTATCATATTCGTCTTCGCAGGTCTCGGAGTCATGCGAAGCCTCCGAAATTTCTAAGGTTCCTAGAAAATCCAGAGTATCTTTATTTACTTTTAAAAACTCGATAAAAGATTTCATTTGGTCTCTTTCTATATATTTCTGATTCCGGCAAAATTTCTTCTGCTGAATTCTGCTCGGTTAACAAATTTGTCTGTTTCTTTTCCATGATGGAAAACATAGCCTTCTGGATTAGCGGCTTCTCCAGCATGTTCATGTTGAAAATCTTGATGTTGATTTAGAACATTAATTAGAGTATTCTTCGCCTTCTGCAAATGTCCATGCATCTTGAACAGATTATTATAATGCTTGGCATTTCTGTCCACAGAAGTCAGACTGGCGACCAGTTCATTCTTCTTGGCAGTTTTTGCCTTTTCAGACTTTAATTTATCTATGGCCTTATTTGAAGCATTCTCAATAAACTTTTTAAAATTATCATGATTTGGTGTTTCACCGGTGCGTACTGTGTGGTTCATATACGTTTCTAATGTTCCACCTGCGCCATGGTGCGCGGAAGTTCCGGTGTACATTTGATCACCGTGAGTGTCATGAACTGCTCTAGCGGCAGAAATATGTTTATTGAATTCTGCTTGCTCTTTGTCCGAGAAATGCACATGACTGGTATTGTGTCTTGGATCTACAGAAAATACGTCCGGATGAGGTTTGAAGTTTTCATGATCAACTTCATGAGATACATTCAAATTTGAAGCATCTTTACCAGTATATGAAAGGTGTGTAACAACACCAATCTTAGCCTTCTTGGCTTTTTGTGCTAATGTGCCGTGCGCGGTGTAAGTAAGGCCCGAAGGATTCGGATGAAAAGAGACTCCGCCACCAGGTTCAGATTTTTTATCATCACTAGTGAACATCATATCACCTTGATAGACTCCTTTTGCGGGAGAAACCTTAGGTAAATGTGTCAATGCAGATTTCAGTTTTTCGACCAGACCTGGAGCATGTCCGTGGTTCTTCTCAATATCTGCTTCAGTATAATTTATCTTGGGAGTTTTATTGAACGCAGACTTGGATGCAACAAAAAACTTACCAGTTTCTGGATGGTGTCCATACACAATCGCAGGAGAGCCATCATATTTTGTGGTCAATTCTGAAGTTTGTTTCCCTGCCCTAATGTGTTCGGCAGCAGAAGACAAAGAGGATATTGCGTGTTCAGTTCCTTTAGAACCAGATTGCAACGGACGATCTTCGACATGAGTCAAATGCTTGATTTGACGACTGGCGCCTTCCGGCTCGTCGGTCTGTTCTTTTAGAAAATATTTAAACGAAATCATTAATCCCCCGGCAATAGTACACTTTGACTATCCTTTATTTAGTATCCCCAAATTTTATCATCAACCCATTGGTTCATATCATCCCTAATAAGAGAATGTCGTCCTATATTATACTTGCCGTCAGAAAAGGGATGATTAAGTTCTAATCTATGTACATTAAGATTATACATTTTAAGGTTCGCTTCCAGCATAGAATGCCCGCACATAGGAACTCCATCCGCATAGTGTTTTCGCAAGTTCAAAAAGGTTGATGCATAGTAGTTCATAGTTTCTGGATCGGAAACTGCGAATTGATCGTTCAATAGTGGATTTGGACCGTCAGTATCCTTCGAAACATACACAATACCCTTTTGCAGGGTATCAAAAGGAATCTCAGTATTCAATGCCAGATCAAACCGACTTCGAATAACATAATCATACTTTATATTCTTTGTTAACTCATTGCGAATTCTAAAGTTATTTGCTTGAAAGATTGAAAAGAACATCGAGGTGCAAAATGATGCAGGATGTGATGCATTCGGAACAATCATATCAGAGTTAATATCTCTCGATAGTGTTCTGTCAAATACACAATACTGTGGTTCGTATAATTGATTAATCTCTTCCCAAATTTTTATGTTAACTAGATCATTAGTGGATTTCCAGTAATGAACAAATACATCAACCTCATGCAAATCTAGTAGATTCTTTTTAATATATTCATATGCACTAAAATAACTTCGAGGTTGTCCAGACAGGCATAGGGCTAGTTTCATTTATAAATGCTTCCAAATAATCAGAACAGACACCAAACAATTTGCTTTCTTTAGCATATTCCCAATTTCTAGTCGAGGACTCTGGAATAACAGCAACCGAAGATTCTGTTAATGTATTTCCAGGAAAAGTCCATATTTGTCCTTGAGAAGTTAACGTGAAGTCATCTTCTTGGTGCCAGAAATAATTGCAAGATTTTGGAAGATATTGCATTCGTTCAAGTGCTTCTAAATTTTTACAATGAATCCAAAGTCCTTTCTGTAGTAGAAAGTCCTCTTCAACTTTGTATTGCGGCTCATCATGTCCTAACCACCATTCATTCTTGATGAAATGAACATCGATTTCACAATCATACTCTTTATTGAGCAAACAGTCAATGATTTGTTCAGGTTTATTTTCTAAGGCTTTGTCGGGACCTTTTAAGAGTCCTCTGTGTGCAATGTATTTCATAATTACATGTATGCCTGCTTCGGCACATACTCACCTCTTGGCGTATGCATAATTGTTTTGGAAATCATAAATTCTTCCCAAGGCAGACCTAACCTCTTTATGTAATGCTCAGATACCACATGTGGACATAACAAACCAGTTTCACGATAAATCTGTGGTAAATGATGAAGTAGTTTTGAGAAAAGTCCCATGGAAAAATAATTTCCAACTTGTATCATATCGCTGGTTCCCTGACCCATATGATTTCTATAACCTAAAGTATAGAATTTATTGGGATCAAAGTCAGGAAGAGGTTGATTGAATGTCAAATCTGGACGCATACGAATAACCAAATCATACACTTTTCCGGTTTGGAACATATGATCTTCCATCATCAACACTCCCTGCCCCAACTTATAAAACATGGAAACTATATTTTTTGGAACATGATAGAAGTTGGGGAAACTCTTTGCTCGCTGCTCAAAATTATCCTTGAACAAGTTGAAGTTTTGTTGACAAATTTTTGTGGGCTTATACGTTTCAATTAGACCGGCAATGTCAACCGATGGAGCATCCTCCACAATGCCTGCGGCGCTGTGTGGGTCCCAATATGCTTCATCTTCCCATGTGTGAATAAAGATATCAGGATTATATCTATCAACAAGATGTTCTTTGAAGTTCGGATAAACTTGTTTCCAACACCTCATATGACCGGTTAATACGACAGCAACATTCATTATTTTCTCACAAAAAATAAATTTTCTTCATTAACTTGAGAGGTGATATTATCAATCACAAAATTATTTTGTTCTATGAAATCGAGGGCTTCTTGTTTAGTGTGTTGTCCCTTATAGAGCCTCAAATTATCCTCTTGTGGAACTTCAACAACACCACTTTGCACCATGCTTATTTTTTCTCCCAGGCCTCTCAACACAGCAAGATCGGAACCTTGGGCATCAATATGTAGGTGGTCAATTTTAGTAATTTCTGGACCAAAAGTATTCAACCAAGTATCAAGACGATATACATTAACTTCTTTTGTTCCTCGCACCGAGAAGTCTGTGCGACCAGGCCAGGTTTCGTTTAGATTATCGGAGAATTCATTCAGAGAGGCAGACCCTGTATCTCCGTCCACCATGCGGAAAATTTCTACTCCATCGAAGTCGGAGATAGCACATTCATGTACGTGGTATCGATCTTTCATATTCCTTGCTTCAGTAGCAATACGCAAAAGCCTTGCCAATTCTGGAGTAGGCTCAAATGCATGACAGATAACCTCCGGGTTATTTTCGGTTATAGTCAAAGAATCTTGGCCTATGTGGGCACCAACATCAAATAAAATCATTTTTTTATTCCCTGTAATTATCTAAAAAGTAGTTTAGGTCTTCAGGAGTGCCGATACCCCACATACCCTCAATCGTCTTCACTCTAATCTTTTTATTGTCATCAATTGCTTCATTAAAGACTGGAGCAACATAGAACTCATTATTAGTTCTAATGTTTTTAGAGATCATTTGCTCGGCGTACTTCACAAAGTCTGCACCGTGTTTCCAGTAATAAACACCAACAGTTGCATTATTTGAGATTACTTTCTTTTCTGCCACTTCGGAAACAAATCCGGTTTCATCTAACTTAGCATAAGACCACTTAGGATGAGTAGCCTCAAAAGTTAGAATACCACCATCGATCGAATCGGCAGAAAACGCATACATACATTCATTAGAATTCCATTCAACAAACTGGTCTGAATTAGCCATAACCAAAGGAGAATTAGTATTGATGAATTCTTTAGCCAAAAGAGCAGTACACGCAGCGCCTTCAGTTAATCCATCAACTTGAACAATTGTGCAATTTGGAGCAATAAGATTAAGTAGGTACTTTAGATTGTATTTTTCATAGTGTTCTTTTTGTACTAGGAAAATATAGTTGGCTTCGATGTTCAAGTTTTCAACGACAACTTGAATCATTGGCTTGCCACGGACTTCAATCAGTGGTTTAGGGAAAGTATACCCTGCTTGTGAGAATCTGCTTCCTGCCCCCGCCATAGGAATCAAAACATTCAACTTGCTATCTCGCCAAGGTAAAGATTTTGTATTTGTGCCTTCAATCGTATTCATTAAATCATAAATCCTCTGTAACATAAACTCAGAATTAACTTCTTTTGAATTTTCTACTGCAAGTAAATGAGCGCCCGAATCAATTGCTCCTTGTCGACCAATATGACTATCTTCAACAATGATCGTATTCTTTGGCAGAGAATTCAAAGCAGTCATGCACTTCCAGTACATTTCGGGATACGGCTTCGTTCTGCTCACATCCTCATTGCTGACGTAAAAATCAATATCATCCATCAGACCAATACTTAGCAGAGATAATTTAATTGTCTCACGAATAGAATTACTTGCTACTGCAATTTTATAACCTCTATCTTTGATTTTTCTGAAAAGTGCTTGCAGTAACTTTTCTTTACCGAACTTTTTGATTAACTCAAAAGTTGCTTCTTGCTTGTCTTTCCAGATTTTATCATAATGTTCCGACGGCAAGCCTTTCCGGTCCGTCAACATCTTAAGTTTCTTGGTAGTATTTAATCCATCATACAGACTCAGATGTTCTTCTTTGGAAATAACATATTTCTCATCCACACTTCTAAGTGCGGCATTTAATGCGCCGAAGTGCAGGTCTCGGGAATCGATGAGTACGCCATCAAGGTCGAAAATTATTAATTTTGTTGTATTCATTTTTTTGTCCTAATTAAACCTTTTAACCATTTTTTATCCTCAGGTTTCTCCAAAAACATCTTATTTGTATAACCATTATTATACCATCTATAGCCTTTTGTGCTGGGTTTTTGACCCAAACGACCCAGAACCCAACCTTCACCAGGGTTCAAATGTGTAAATGAATTTTTTTCACCATTATTATACCATCGACATTTTGTATTATATGAACTCTTTTTTTCTGAAAGTATATCTTTGGTTTCATCGGTGTGTTTTGTGCCCAATCTTGGATTGATATAGCCATTTTCATATAATTTTTTATGAGATATACTACTTTTCGTACGATATTCCAAGCTTCTAGGTAATTTTAGTTTCACTCCCTTTCGAGTCCTAGACATTTTTTCCCTAGTTTCAATAGAATATTTTCGGTTTTTAGCTCTATCAGATATTTTTTTCTTAGTTTCTTTGGTGTGCTTCAGACCCTTCATAGGTGATCTAAAGTTCACGAAATGTTTATTGGCTATTGCCATATTCACATAAAGGGTCGATTGCACTACATTTAATTTTCTCTGTAAAAATTCTTCTTTGAATAGTGCGGATTCTCTAGTATCATGAAAACTCAATATTTTTATTTTAAAAAGATGCCGATTATGAAACAACTCTTCTTTCCATAATTTTCTGTATTGTTTGGAACAAATGGTACCCATATATCCGTTATGTACTTTTTTCACTGAGGTTGAACCGATGTAAAACGGTGGCAATTTATTTCCCAAGTAACTTATATTC